GGGATTATCTTGATGAGACTGGGCTCTATGAAATAGATAGCGTCAGCGTTGGCTGGTTCCTGTCAACTGTTGAATGCACCGAGATTTGGTTCAACACGGTATTCCGTAGAGGACTGAAAGGAGAGGCGGTAATTGAGTTTGAATATCAGCCTTGCGACTCCGCTGGTACACCTTCTGGGGCGGCACTATCAGCGGTTGCAACATATAGCGATGACACCTTTGATGACAAGTCATTCACATTTAAAGTGCAGTCCTTGCCACTTAGTTATTATCGCGTAATGGCTCGCAGGACTAACAACTCAAATGATGACGGCTCAAGCCAGTCAACGCTTGAATCAATCGCGGCCATTCGAGTAAAAACAAACGTTGTTCATCCAGAAGATACCACACTCACAATCCAGTCAACGGCAGGTAACGCAGAGACGGGAACCGAGATGAAATTCAACGTCATGGCGAGCCGTAAAATGATCTGGTGGGATGGCTCAACCATTCGCGGCTGGAATGCTGCAACAAAAACAGAGACACCGGCAGACCTTCGTGCTAGTGAGTTTGCGGCTGACGGCATTCTGCATAATTACATCGTTATGGGTGGCGGCTCAGTCGATGAAATTGACGTTGGCGAGCTTTACGCTATCCACGACAAGGTTTACTCGATAAATCCAGAGCTAACAAAGTGCTCCATCACATTTGACGACGCAGACCAAGCGCTAGGGGATCGTGTTAAGACGCTGGCTCTACTGCTAGACGTTGAGACTAGCTATGACGGAATAAAGGAGTTCTTTGTCAGGGATGAGCCGCGAAGCATTGTTGTTGCTCAGTTTGACGCCTATAACCTTGCTGACGACCAATACAGCAAAACATACTCGTTCATGCTCAAGGACCAATACACTGGGGTAAGGCTTGAGTGGGTAGACGTAAGCGACAAAAACAAGAAGCGCTACATCAATCTTGCATTTGACGGCAGTGGTAACGTTATCGAGTCAGACAGCTTCCACCCTAAAGAAATTAAATTCCTTGGTTGCGGTAACGAAACTCAGGCGATGCACAGGGCAAAACTTGAGTTTAACAAACTGACTAGATTCGGGGACATGGTGCGATTCGTTGAGTACGCTGACGAGTATGTGGTGAATGGCGAAGTTATCGGAATCTCTGGCAACACCTACACATCAAGCGCGTGGCTTGGCGATTTGGAGGTTGGCGTTACTTACTGGGCGACATGCACCAAGGCCAACGGGCAGGCAACTGATTGGGTTGAGCTTGCTTCATGGGATGGTTACTCATTCACAACAACATCACCTATGACTGGCGCATACGTTGCCGACCAGATTGGCAGCCAAGTTGGGAGCCGATTCATCATTCGCGCAACAGCAGAAAAAGAAGCCGACCTGTACGTGATAACAGACAAGCAACCATCATCTGACGGTACAGTGAAAATCTCATGCATAAACTACGACGAGCGGACATACCAAAGCGTATGAATGGTATAATCAAACAAACACAAATGAGGATTAGAGATGTCAACTCGCTATAACACTGGAAACCAAATTGAATCTACAGACGTGCGAGACATGTCTGATAATGCAAAGAATTTTGATGAGTTCTCAAACTCTGGATCTGACACATTCACTGATAGGTTTGGCGTTAACAGAAAAACAATTGATGGCGCCATAAGGTCTGTTGGAATTCCAGTCATAGGTAACTTCACAACTGGATGCACAGTAACAGATTCAAATCAAGGCGTTCAGGAGATTGGTGGATCCGTTTATCGCTGGAAAGGGGTCTTACCAAAGATTGTCAATCCATCAAGCACGCCGCATGGAACTGGCGGAATAAGCCCTTCCGGTGATTGGGTTGATGTTGGTGACGCTTCTTTGCGTGGAGATTTAGCTGGCAATCTCGGGTCGGCGATGATTGGTTATAGCGGCGTCCTTAGCTTAGATGACCGCATTCGCATAACTGGGGTGTCCCCGTCAGACCGAGAGTGGAACTGCACAGCTCTTACGACGGATTGCGCAACCCAAATTGAGGAGGCTTGGTTAAAGGCGCAGGAACTTAAAACGAATCTCATCCTTCCGCAAAAATATAAAGTCGGGCGTATGCTCGATATGAACTGCCCAAACTATTTCGTTGGTTCGGAAATAATCGGTAATGGTAAGTGGGCCACTGGTATTGAGTATACTGGCTCCGCTGACATTGCTGGCCTCTTGGATTTTCGCACTGTCCCTGGCAATACGATTACCACACTAGGCATTCGTAACGCTGGATTCTGGGGTAACAGGAAAGCAGACTCGCTAATGTCGTCGTTAAACGGCTTCGCTTTCACTGACCTAAAAATAGACAACAACCTGTTTAACGGGGGCAAGGTGGCTAACCTTGATATAGCCGCCTTTGTCGCCACCATCTGTAATAACTACTTCCGAGACGGCGATGGAATAGGAGCACGCATTAGGGATAAGCCAGTTGGCTGGGTTGGTGGGTATCAGAACACAACCCTGTTTTATCACAACAACTATGCTCTGTATGTGGCGCAAGGGCATGACATCCGCAACGTTGGGTACAGTGAAATCCTAGCTAACGCCTGCGATGGGGAGTCCGTCAAGAATGCGTATACTCTCGTCAACGTGACCGGGGCCTTCAGGAATAACGGCTCTGAGCGTGCTCGCAGATACGGGAATTTTACAGCGTGCGTACTCAGCGAGTTCTCAGGATATGCGGCTTACATGGGCATCGGCCTGGCTGGCGAGACAGTCGAAAGCCTGATGTACTTCGACGGCGGCTGCGATATCAACTGGACCGGCTTCAACGACCTTGACGCAGCCACTCGGGACGCAACATACACGAATAAAGTTCGGGTTAATCGCGGAAACGAAAACATGGACATACGCATAAATTGCGCGGGGGTAAGACCTTCGCACTTCGGTCTCTTAGGAACCCCAGCGGTAGCAGCCAGAAATCCAAGGGGGGTCAGGTTTGCCAATGACCAGAGATACTCATCAAAGGAAGCTGGCGGGAACTTCATGGGTGGTGCTGTGTTTAATGAGTATTCCGGTGTGGTAAATGACCTAGCATCAACGGAAAACCCCGTATCAAAATCATCAATGTCTTTTTATCTTTCTGGGGCAGCAGCGGCGCAAGTGCGGCTATCTAATTTCCCGGTGTCATCCATCACAAAAACAAACGCCGCCATGTTTGCAGTCCGTGTTAGAGGGATGCACAAATTCACTGGGGAGACTTTTGAGTACACAGCACACGCCGGATACGCAAATGGTAGTGTATTAACTGTGACTTATACGCCAGTGAAACCGAGAACAGGAGGGTCCCCCTTCACGCTATCTGACACTAGTGGGTACCTTGCGCTCAACAAAAATACAACTACAGGCGCAGACTGCCTCTTTATTGTAGAGATTGAGGCTGTAGCAGCTGGCGGGGTTGCCTCTGCCGCCATGAGCATAGGCAGGGTTAGTCATTTCTTCTGAAAAAAAGCCCCTCACTTGAGGGGCTTGTATTTATCCTGAAACCTAATCAATCTATCCCTATCGCCAAGCAACTCTCTTGCGTTGTGTTTTATTGCCTCTGGAGCTTGCTCTGGTGACTCTATGCGCATTAGCGGTGATGGAGGAACCATAAGGTCACTCGGTATCGCTGGACAAGCCGTAGGCGGAATTGATGAGGTCGAACAGCCCGCTATCAGCAACGCACTTAGCGGTATCAGGATTTTTGATGCGGTCACGGTAAATCACCTCTTTCTCTATCACTTTGACAGTGCGAGCTTGCGCTTTCTTTTGCTGTTCTTCTGCGAGCTGCAAGTCACGAGTAGCAAGTTGGCCTTGCAATGCAAACAACTCACTCCACTGCTGGTTGTGCTGCTTTGCTTGCTCTGATTCAATCTCTGATGTTGCAGTTGAGCGGCCATGCAGATATGCACCATACAGCGAGCCACAAAAAAGGCCGATTGCCACGGCCAAGATGGTTAGTTTTGTTCCCACAGCTCACCGCCAACAGGGAGGTTGATAAAGAGCTTCTGCGCGTCACGAACTGAGATTGTTCCTAGGCAAACATCACGCTCTGCATTGCGGCGAATCCAAATCCCATAACACCCGCTAGACTGCTTGGAGCAGTCTGTTTTCACGCCGTCAATCTTGGCGTACTTCCACATCAAGATCGCATCGCAAGCGCCTTTAGCGTCTCCTGCCTTTAGCTTGCGCATGATGGTTGAGTTAGCCAATCCATACTCACCAATGTTGAAGGCCAAGTCAGTAAATGCCACTTTCTCGCGCACCTTCAAATCATAAGGCACATCTTGCAGCGGACGGCTGTGATTAGTGATTTCCTTTTCCTTGGCTAGGCGGCACCACTCAGGAGTAACTTCCATTCCGATGTAAACGCCTTTGGTGATGCCATCGCAGATTGTCGGAATACCAACTGGGTCTATATAAGCCTTGGTTATTACCCTTCCTGACGACTCAAAGTAGGCCGTCATTGACGCGACCATCGCCATTGCAAGCGAGCCGCCGACAACTAGGTTTCGTTTGTTATTCACTCGACCTCCACGTCTTGCAGCGCGTACACGGAACCGGAGATTATCACGTAATGCTCGGTAACTTTCTCGACAACTCCAATTGAGTTAATACCGAAAAAGTCAGGAACGTGAAACTCGATTTCTTCGCCAAGCAGGCTTTCAAACAGTTGCTTTCTTGTCATCTTTGTTCAGGTTGTTCTTGTTTATATGCTCGCGGCGTGATTCCTGCACCCGCTCCATTTCCAATTCGAGAAGATGAAGGCACACGTCATGCCGTTGCATCATCGAAAGATTCTCATCTGCCAAAATTCTAGCTGTTGCGTCACGATATGTCATAAATACTAAACTCCCTTTGTTCCTCTTTATCTGCCATTGCGTCAATACGCATTCCCGTCAACGTGCAAAACTTAATTCTCTCTCGGAGCCAAAGTCTCCGCTTTGCAGTGCAGGCATACTTGATTGCGCTTCGGTAGTAATCTACGGCAAGATAATACATGCGATCACCCTCCGCTCTTCGCGCCATTTCCATCAGAGCAGGAAAGTTAGCTTGCATCCTCATTCTCCAGTTCGATTGCTCGCGCAATTGATTGATATGCTTCTTTCAGGTCTGTCAGCTTATCCTTGTGGCCGCGATTACCAGGCATAAGCAGCTTCTTGATTGCGTGTTGCGTGGCTGGATTGGTTACGTTAAACGCCATCAGCACATCGTAAACATCGACAATCTCTTTTCTGATACGCCGTGAATATTTCGATTCAAGCTTTGCCATAAATATCTCCACAAAGTATTTCATCAAAGATACGCCATGGAGATCGCAAGGTAAATAAAAAGGAGCCCGAAGGCTCCATTGCATCACCATGGGATGTCATCGTAAAATGCTGGAGCTTGCGGCTGCTGCTGCGGTCGCTGCATTCCACCACTGGCCTGAGCGTAACCGTTTTGCTGTTGGCGTTGCTGCTGTTGCTGGCCTTGCACTGATTTTTGTGCGTCCTGCTTTCCGCCAAGAGTCACATTGCTAACTCGCAGAGTGACATATGTTTTACCTTCGTGCTCTCGCGTTCCAAGCTCGCCAGTAACAGCTAAAACCTGCAACAGATGTCCCGCCAGCATTCCTAACTTCTGCGTCGCGCCCAATATTCCCTGATGCTGTAAATACGTTCATTTTAAACCCTCGATTTGTGAATGATGATTGTGATACAATGTCACTTGATAATCAATGATGTTTTTCCGTCCTTAACGGTAGCACCTGCAATATCTTCGCCAGCCAATATGCGGCGCTTGATTTCCAGCTTGTTTGGCTTAACCACGGTTTCGTACTCAACCAAATCAACTGGAATTGCCATTGGGTCGGTGATTTCGACAACCTTGCTTGCGGCCCTAAGTGTAACCTCATGCACTCCGGCGCGAACCTTCTTCATCTCTGCCTGAATCATGCAGTCGGCGATGTACTGACGCAGGCGCTCGACTTTATTGGTGATCGACCCCGCCCGCTCGTTGAGTGATGAGGCTTCTTCTTTGAGCGAGTCAGCGTAAGCCGACTCGTTTTTGCACAGCGCCAAGATGGCTGAAACCTTGTCAGTGAACTCGCCTTCGATGCCTTCCAGTGTGTCAGCGATAAGCTGTCAGTCTGTCGCATTCCTTCGATAAGGTCTAGCGCCAGCGATTCCATGCGACTGAAGCGCTCTGCCGCCTCTGCTGCGACTTCTGCTTCTGGCTTGTGAGGCATGACTGGCTCCATCTCAATGCCTTCGCCATTCTCGTTTAGATAGTGGACTGCCTTATCCATTCGCTCGCATCGCGGCCAGTATTTAGCACCTTGCTTGAGGCAAGCCTTTTTGCCCATCTCTACGTAGTCAGTAATCCAAGGTGAGTTTTTACCTGATTTGAAGCTGGTTGAGCGAGCGCGAATCTTATTGATTTCATCAACTGACATTTCGTGCGTGAGATAATCGCCGCTTGGCGTCTTTACAGTGCAGTAAAATCCGACAATCTCACCCCTGTCACCAAACGCCTTGTATTTGTGAGTTGGCGCAGTGTCAAGCCCGTTAGATTCGTAAGTGTCGGCAGCGTAAACAGCCTTGCATTGACCCCACTGAATCGCGCCAGACACTTGCGCAAGATGCAGCAGGCCCATGTAACTGATGTCAAGATGCACACCGCCATCGCGCGGAACCAGGTATGCGAGTTTCGCCGCCGGGTTAAGCGTGATGCCAATGGCAGCCACGTTGATAATGGCATTCTGTGCGCTGGTTGGATTGGACATTGCGGTCTTAGCCAATAAATCATTCTTCTGGAATGCCTGAATGGCAAACTGGCTTTCCTTGGCCCAAGTCACAGACTGGTCAGACGCCGCGCCAGTGAATAGACCTACCTGCTGATTTACGAAAGTTACAACGTCAAAGCTCATTTCTTTTTCTCCTTGATAACCGCCTTCACTTCAAATCCACAAGCTCGCTTGCGCCAGTAGCACACATCGCACAAGTCACCATCACTGCCATCTCGACCATGGCAATGGTTATTGATGGCGTAGCTACCACATTCTTTGCATGACCTCATTCCACATCCTCCTGCAACTCACCGACTACAACATCAGCCATGCCATCAGCGCCAATGCAGATATCAATTGGCTCATAGCAAGCTTCGCACTCCTCTGTTGAAACTACGTTAACAGCTGGATTGCCATCAATCACAATCACGAAATCCTCAATTGCATCAGGATAAACATAGCCACAGCTAGGGCATTTCAGATTTTCACTTTTGTGCATTTTCATTCCACATCCTCCACATCTTGCTTTTGACACTCAATGGCAAACTCTACCGCATACCTTGCTGCATCTTCACGGCTTAATCCGCAATCCGCGATACATACTGCCATCTCCTCAATCTCATCACGAGTAAGCTCGTATTTCACTCAGAATCCTCCACAACAAAAACAGTTTGCAAATCACCGTCAATCACCAAGTCAAACCCATCGCGGCAAGCTCGCATCATGTCAAGTCCGCCCATGATTACGTCATCGAATCCAAAGCAGCCGAGCTCGCAGTTTTCCATCACTTAATCTCCTTCATGCACTTGATGAAATTATTTGCGTAAAACTCATCAATAGCGCTTTGTTGCGCATCTTCACCAGCATAAGCTGGAACTGAGT